TTGTTGGCGAATTTGTTAAAAGAAAAAATATAGAGTCTCTTCTTAGAGCCTACCACACAGAGTTCCATCCTTCTGAGCCAGTCAACCTGTTTCTTAAACTGTCTATGCCGGGAGTCGATTCTGACAACACCCTAAAACATTTCGATGCCTTCTCTTCAAAGGTAAAAGAAGGACTGAAGATTAGGAAAAATTACCGCAAAGAGGTGGCTATCACTGGTATGCTAGAGAAGAAACATCTGATTTCGATCATGAGTAAATGCCATTGCTTTGTAATGCCTAGCTTTGGGGAGGCTTGGTGTATACCAGCTTTGGAGGCTATGGCTCTAGGATTACCTGTAATTCATACTCAGGGAACAGGGATGGATGATTTTTGTGTTGGTTGGCCAGTGCAGTCACGATCAACAAGATGTTATCTTGCTAATGACTCACTGCAGGACGTTTATACCTCCCTTACTTCTTGGAAAGAAATTGACGTAGAAGCCCTTGCATCAGCCATGAGGGTTGCGTATGAGACATACAAGAATGACAAGCAAGAGTGGGAAAAGATGAAAAACCTATCTAAAGAAACATCTGAAAATTATACGATTAGAAGAGTGGGACAAGCAATGAAGGAGCTTTTAAATGAGCAGTAGGGCTTCACAGCAATCAATTAGATCTATAATTAGAAGATCAACTTTGTCGCCTAGCGATAAACTCAATATACTTACGTTTTGTACACACGAAAGATACGAACAGAATCTATGTCGAACTGGGCATAATTTTTATTCTATAAATCACGGCAAAACTTGGAATAAAGATTTTGGTAAAATACCAGAAAACTACCAAGAGGGTGATGTTGCCCCTTGGCATATAAATTTTGATTTGATATTATGTCACACCAGCTGCGAAAGAGTTTCTCTAGCAAAGCAACTTCAGGGATTATTTAATATTCCAATATTAAGACACACCCATGTGCTTCCTGACATCAGGTTTGATATTACTCAGCAGGTCAGCGGTTTTAATTCAATACCAGTAGAACATAATAGTTTTATTTCTACATACAATATGGAACAGTGGGGCAACCATGAGAACCAAAACACATCGGTTATAGAGCATGGTATAGATGTTGACTTCTGGGATAGCGGCGAGAATCCAGAAAGAGAAAATGTCTTACTGTCTGTAGTCAATCAGTGGCCAGATAGAGACTGGTGTTGTGGTTGGAATCTATGGAGAGAGACTGTTAACTTTTCTTCTGCGTCCCAAATGCCTATAATGGTTCTCGGGGATAGTCCGGGACTTTCCAAGCCAGCAGAAAGCATTGAGGCGTTAAGACACGCCTACAAAAGCTCATCTATATTTTTAAACACATCAATACACTCTCCAGTGCCAACAGTCCTTATGGAGGCTATGGCCTCTGGATGTGCAGTAGTTAGTACAAACAATTGCATGATCCCAGAAATAATCCAGCATGGTGAGAACGGTTTACTTGCGGACACCGCAGATGAACTACGCGCATCTTGCCAGTATCTCCTAGACAACCCGTCTAAAGCTAGAGAGCTAGGTGAGGCGGCAAAGAAGACAATGCAGGATAAGTTTAATCTACAAAGGTTTGTGGACGACTGGAATACTCTATTTTTTAACGTCATAGATAATTATAGGAAATAAAATGAAGGTAATAATATCATATAAAAATCCGCAACAGGATAGTCATACATGGATACAAGATATATCGAGCCTAGACATTCTTGTAGATGATGCAGAAGCCACAGAGATAATTGTGGACTGCACCCTTTGCACATTTGATTATAATAATATTGGTTCGATTCTGGGCAAAATAATGTCTAAGCTAAGACTCAATGGAAAAATCATCATATACGAAAAAGACATCGATATTGTTTGTCATAATTACAACAAGTCTGGTATGAACATACAGGACTTGAATAGCCTTATCTTTGAAGACACACCTGCCGTAGCCTGTTTGTTAAACACAGAAGTTATATCTGACCTGCTAAAGCAAGCCGGTCTTACGATAGAAGAAAAGTTTGTAAACAACGACACTATGCAATCAATAATAATCGCAAGGAGAAACAAGAATGCAGCCTGAATATCAAGTTGAAACATACTGTAAGAATTGCCTGTTTGCAGAGTACACAGATAATACGCAAACGGGATGCGAACTAAATAGACATAAAATTTTTAATCCCGAAGAAACTACAAAAGAAGAAGATGGTGTTCGCGCTTATGTTTTTGATAGGTTCTGTACAGCTTTTCGTCCAGAAGAGTGGAAGCTGGTTTTAGATGACGAAGAAAAGAAAGACTTAGTAGCGACCGTAAAATCTGAGATATTTCCACCTTTGGGAATTTTTATGTTTCTAAAAACTACAGTCCCTAACCCTTTAGCAAATCTTAAAAACAGAATACAAGAGATAAAAGACCAGACGACTGGCAAACTAAGGTACATTGTTGTTATAAACGATAAGGTCGAATATAATGAACAGATACATAGCATGCTTCATGACTCATTTGATTTCGAGGTAACTGAATTCCATATAGTACAAACTCTATCGGAGCAGAGAAATTTACTGTTCATAGACGACGCATTTAAACATGCAAAGAATGGGTGGATATATGTGACCGAATCAAACTGGAAGATTAGAAAAGATCTGCTTGAGATTATTGACAATAATATAAATGTTCAGCTTAACAGAGTCGTTCTTGTCGAACCATCAAACGGTATTCAGGGAATGATTTTTCAAGCCGCTATACATAAATTTCTTGATGGCAGTAACAACCCAATAGATCCTGAAACGGGAGAGAGGATAAAGGTAGACTTCATTCAAAAGATCAAAGCCCTTGCCGAAAGAACTGATGAAAAAACAGTGTTTACACAAGAGGAGTTTTTCAATGACGCTTCCTAAAGTAGCTGTTATAATTAGTAATTATAATTATGGAGACTATGTTTTAGACGCCATAGATAGCGCCCTAAAACAGGACTATGAGGGTGAAGTACGTGTCTATGTTCTAGATGACGGCTCCTCTGATGGATCGTGGGATAAAATTTCCTCCTATGCTGCAGAAGACATTTCATCAACAATAGATAGACATGAAGTAGACGAGCCGTATTATAAAGGCCCGATGGAGCTATTTCAGTGCAGCGATTTAGGTTTATGGTGTTACCGTATTGAAAACTCAGGAGCTAGTACGGCTAGAAATGTAATTATATGGGAGGCTTGGGACTGGGCAGATTATTTTGCTATTCTCGACGCTGACGACATGTATGACCCATCAAAAATCCGCAAGCATGTAGATGTTTTACTTGAGCATAATGAGGTTGGAGTAGCCTATTCTGATTACATTGTTCACAAGACGCACTACGCAAACATTGATTACAAGAAGTATGAATACAAATACCCATACTCAATAAAAGAACTTCATCGCCAGTGTATTGTTCA